GATCTGGACCTGCAGCTTCGGGTTACCTGGTGATCCCGCGCAAGCGGCGAGCATTATCGTCGCTGATAGGGCAAGCGCCAGCCTTGGAATCTGTGAGAGCCTTGTCATAGTCGGACACCTTTTTTTTCAAATCCGTGGTCTGCTGGGTCAGCTCGTCGACCTTTTGCTGAGCAAACTTGACCGTGTCCTCTTTGATCGCGAGGTCACGCTCTTTCGCCTTGAGCTGCATCGATAGATCGGCGGCCTTGCAGGCGGCGCGCTCTTTACGCGTGGCGCGAATGTCGCCCCACACGAAGGCGGCGAGCAGCGCCATCGCGATCAGGCATGGCTTGCACCGCCACAGCATGCCGAGGACGTATCCAATGCCGGCCACGACCGGACCTGCACCAGGAATGAGAGAGACGAGACCCAACAACATTGTTCACCTCCCCATATTGTCGCCGGAGCGATGATCATCGAGGCGCGCGACGGCGGCCTTGCGGGCGTTCTTCCACACCAGGAAGCCGAGGCCGGCCAACCCGACGGCGACGAACGGTGTCGCAGGATGCGACAACAGGCCGGTCGGGATGAGTTCCTTGATGCTGTCGAGAATGCCGTAGGCTTGGTGCGCCTTGTCGACGCCGGACTGGATCGTATCGAGATTGACCATGCCGGATTGCTGGGCGGCCCAGCCGCCACCGAGAATGCCGCCGCCCCACATCTTGATCTTGCCAAACATGCCGATCTGGTCGGTTGCTGCGATGGTGCGTGAGCCGTCTGCCCGCAGATCATCGAGCGAGGAGGTAGCGCGGCCTTCCGAGACCGGTTTCTGCGGCGCGTCGGTCATGCGCGCGCGTGTGGCCTGATCGATGACGCCTGTGGTGCTCAAACCCTCGTTGGCCTGGAACGCCAGCACGGCAGCGCGGGTCGCTTCGTTGAAGCAGCCATCCGGCTTGCCGACCGGATAGCCGAGCTCGGTGAGCCTGGTCTGGACGGCTTCGACTTCCCAGCCCTTGTCCCCGAACACCAGGCCTTGATCCTCGGGCGCGGTATCGTCGGCAACCTCATCGGCATGAGCCTCGGTCGGTGCTAGGGCGTCAGGAATAGCCAGCAGCGCGGCCGATACCTCGGACCTCGGTGCAGGAGATGCGGCGCTAAGTTCCTTTTTCCATTTCCGCAGCCACTCTTCGCGTTTCGTTTCGCCGATGAAACCGCCGTTGAGGTGATGCGTGACGCCGCGCACGTCGTCCTTTTGGGCGAACGGCAGGCAATGACAGATCACGACGAAATCGGCGACCGCACATTCGAGTGCGTGCATCGGATCATTGACCTGATCGGGATTGGTCAGGAGATCGGGGCCGGCGATCTCGCCCAGCTTCGCGTAAGCCTGGCGACCGGTCGTTTGCGACAAGCCGCGGCCGCGATAGTTCCAGCCGTCGTCGCTATCGGGCTTGTCGCCCATGCGGCCATCATAGACTTCATCGGCGATCTTTTGCGGCTGGTGCTGATAGGCCAACGCCTTAGATGCGCTAAAGCGCGTCGGCCACGTCTGCTGAAGACCCCTGGCCGAATAGTTCAGGTTCTCGACCATTTCCAGACCGGCGCCGCACTCGTGGCTGAACTGCGCCATCGCGTGAGCGACGACCAGCGGCGTGGTCAATCCGTATTTGGCGAACACGGCCGGCGCGGCCGCGACGATGCCATCGATCAGGCCCGGCACCTTCGAATCGCCGTGCGGCCATAGCCGCCGGAGAGATTCCGTCGTCAACATGATCGGGTACTACCTTTTGATGAAACGCTGCTATGTCAGACGGTCGGCGCAGGGCCAGCGGGAGCCGCTGGCGCCGGATCAACCGACAGTCGCGGCCGGCGCAGGCTCTTCGGCAACTGCTGGCGCTAGCTCTGCCGCGGCTACTGCCGGGGTAGGCTCTTCGGCAACTGCTGGCGCTGGCTCTGCCGCGGCTACTGCCGGGGCAGCGGGTGCGGCTGGCGCGGCACCGGCTGAGCCATGCCCCATTGCCTCAACCTCGCCTTTTAGGCGAGCGAGCAGGCCCTCAAGTTCAGCAACAATCTTTTTCATTACCCTCTCCTGTTTGGATTGATGGCTGCGGTTAGCGAGACAGATGGCGGCGAGCGATGCGGAATTACTTCGCGGCCTTGGCGATACGACCCGAAGACGAAATCCCAGAGCGGACTCGTCACGCCGAAATTGCCCTTGCCGCCACGATGATGGGCCGCGTGATGCCGCCACATGAACGCGATGTAGCGGTTGAATTTCGTGCGATCGCCGTGATGATATCGGACATGCACGATGCAATAGGTGAGATAGCCGAGGATCACGCCGGCAGTGAACGTTGAGGCAATGGCGACATCGATCAGCGCGGCGGCCGCAAGCCAAATTGCTGCGAAGGTTCCGAACGTTCCCCAGCTGGCAATGCCAACCCATCCCTTGGGATTGAGATGGTGAACCGTGTGCATGCGCTCAAACGCCGTCAGCGCATGAAACAGACCGCGATGGATCCAATATTCGGCCAATGTCCAACCAACAAAGCCGGACGTGAGGCAGACGAGCGCCATCGCTGGGCCGATAGGTCTCACGCAAAGCACAATCGAGAGCAGCCCGATCGCAGCGAACGGAGCCAAGGCAAAATCAAGAAAATAAGCCCAACGGCTCAGATTAAACGCGCGCGGAAGCGCCGTTGATCGAACGGTCATTGATCGCCCCGGATTTTCAGTTAGGCAGGATTCGCAGCCGCGCGGATCGCGCCGGTCCATACCGTCAAAGTGGTGCCGTCCGTGAGTGTGACGCGAAGCCAATCGACATAGCTGCCGGGCGCAAGTGTCAAAGTCTCTGCTTTCGGCACCGTGACCAAGATGTCGCCATGGCCGTTGGTGTCGAGGAAGGTCTGGATGCCGCCGTTGGTGTCGTTCTCGAGTGACAGGAAATTCTTGCTTCCGTCGATGCTATCGAGCCGCCACGCAACCGTCGCGCCGTTGAGATCGAGCGGAGCGCCATCACTGGCGACATCGGGCAGTGTAATTTTCCAAGTATCACCGCAGACAAAGTCAATTGGATCATGGGTAATTGTCGTCATGGCGGTCCTCTAAGCCCTAGGCGAGAAGATTTTCCATAGATCGCCTTACCCATCGTCATAGATAACTGCCGCTCCATTAGCTGTTGACCGGCCACCCCGGGACGCCGGATGGCGGCGTATCGACTTGTGCCTTTGTCGTGATAGTGCCCGCCGATATGGCGGCGAGTACCCCGGCGAGCGCGGCGAATGTTGCTTGCAGAAAGGCGCTCACGGTGGCGAAGATCACGAGAACTTGTGCGGCCGTGAGCGTGACTGCGACACCATTGTCTTGCACCCAAGGGAACGTCGCGCCGGGCTTGGCCTGCGCGATTGAGACCGCGCCCTGCAACAGAACAAGGCTCATCGTGTCGGTCGACGCATCGACCATCTCGGCGTTTGTGCCGCCGACATTGACCGAAATTCCACCGGCCATGATCGCCGCTTGCTTCGCCGCCGCATAGGTGGCGAGCCCCGCTGGTGTCTGCACCACCACGCTCGGCGCTTGTTGGGCGAGCACGGCGATGAGACTGGCCTCGGTGTCGATGCGCGTCGGGTGCCCCCCGGCCGCGAGCCATGCGACATATGTCGCGTCGCTGATCTGGACATAGGTTCCAGACGCGCTGGAAAACACCTGCGTCGTCGAGCCGGCAACAACCCAATACCAATTTGATGGATTATACGAAGGCATGGCGAGTGCTACCTCTCTGAGAAGTTTTCGTTTGCGGAATTAGACGTAGACGGCGCCGTTCGCGACATCGCCTGGCGAATTGCCTGGGAAGAAGTTGGCGCCGCCGCCGCTGGTGTTGATGAGCGCGTTGGTGCCACCTTGGTATCGCACGCCGGTGGCCGACCCGGAAAATGTCACGGCACCATAATAGATGGATCCTAGTGAAACAGCGCTGACGAACGCGTTAGAGAAATTCGGAGCGCCCGTTAGCGTGACCGTGCAAGGTCCGCCGGCGATGTACCCGCCGAAGCTGATAAGATGATAGGGCGCAGCGCCGTTTATGGTGTAACTGCCGCTCAATCCGATGAAGGAACCCGGCGCATCCGTGTAGACGTGACCGGATGAGCACGCGCCGAACTTGAGGCTTGAGCCGCCTGTCGTCTCGATGATGCCGCCGATGCCGGTAATCAGCCCGCAGCAGACACCAGACCCTGTCGCACTGAGCGCGACATCGCCATCGATCATGACCCCGCAATTGCTGGCACCGATGCACGACGTGTTGCTGACCGTGATCGATGCCCCGGCCATAAAATCGAAGACTGTCGACGCGGCCCCGACGGCGCCGCTGATAGGTGCAGAGACCGAAAGGCTTCCAGTAAACGCACCGGTGCACTGGAAGGTGATGACGACACCGGCCGAGGCGTAGGCCGCCAGGACGGCGCTGTAGGCGTGCTGCAAGGTCTGCCACGGAGCGCCCGCAGTGCCATTGCCGGTCGAGTCATTGCCGGACGAGGCGTTGACATAGAACGTAGTTGCCTCGGTCAGGACTGTCTTCTGACTGAGAAAGATACCTTGAAACACCTTGCGCAATTGCGTGAGATCGCCATTCGACGGTGCGAGGCAGCCGGGGAAGGCCTTGTCTTGCCATGCCCAGCGGATGACCTCTACGATCTCGCGCTGCGGATATTCGATAGCAGCGCCACGCGGAATTGACCCTGGCGTCCCCGACGCCGGATTGCCGTCGACATAGGGCGCGGATGGACTATTGGGTTGATCGAACGGTTGATTGTAGAGCACGAGGATCTCCGATCAGGTCAACGGTTTGAAGGAAGACAAAGAACAGGCGAGAACGATCAGCCCTGCTCGATCTCAAGGGCGAGCGTGAATGTCTCGGCATTCGCCGGCACGTAGGCCGCCAGGACTTCAATAAGCGCGTAAATGTCCTGTGACGCGCTGCCGGTATCGAGAATGATCTGCGAACCGACGTCGGGCACGCCGATCACCTTGGCACCATCGGTAAACACCATCGCCGACGCGGCGGTCATGTCGAACGTCATCGAACCGATCCAGTTCAATGCGCCGCTGGTGAGAAACGCCGCACCATCGCCATTCGAAGGCGTAGGAGCCGCCTTGAAGAAGTGTGCGCGAAACGTTGCATATGTCACCGTTGTCCCACTCTTGGTCAGCCGCCCGCGTTTGACCACGGCAGTTCCACCATTGAGCCGGCCGACGGCAAGCGGCAACGGGGTGACGGATCCTGCCGTGACAGAATTTGCAACCAATTGCCCGTTCGCATAGGCGGTCGTATTCGCCGGCCGCACAAAACTCGCACCCACAACCCCCCAGATGTTTGCGACGACGCCCGGATTGGTTTTCTCGAATAGCGGCGTACCGGTCGGGTCACTCGGACATGATTGCGGCAATTGCTCGGTGCCGGAGCTGTTGAGCGAAAGGCTCGGCAATTGAACAGGATTGCCATCGGCGTCGTTGATGATGATCATGTCAGGGCACCCCAAGGGCTAGGTACATGCTGTTGAAGCGCTTCGAATAATCGAGCGAATTCACCAGCGAATAATCGAAGATGATTTCGGTGTGTCCGGGTTTCCAGCGTCGCAACAGACATTCCAGATCGGTCGCAAGGCCGATTCGGAGCATCGGATCGATGCCGCATTGCCCTTCGCCGCACCGGAACCAGGTCAGTCGCAACGTGCTGACGTTGATCACCCAATAGAACCGTATTTCGGGCGGTCCTATTTCCCAGCGATAGTGCACGCCGTCATCGAGATTGCGCGTATCACCACAACGCGACACTCCGCACATGAACGGAGAGAATTCGCGGATGTTGATCGTGTACCCGATCTTGGCCGCGGCCGCGGTAAAGAACGCCCGCGATTGGCCGCCAAGCAGCGTCATCTTCGTGACCAGCGCCGTTTGGCGATCGGCAATCGTCAATGGCTCGGCGATACAAGGGTCCGGCAGACCCCACGCGCGCTCCCAATCCGGAAGGAGCATGATGGTCGAGCGAGGATCGCTTTCGCGCGTCAACAGCAGAGCGGCCGCAGTCTCAATCGGGTTGCCCCAAATCCCGGCAAGACCTGCGACGACTTTCTGCAACACCGTGCCAGGCTCACGCGGCCACGCCGCACCGGTCGGCAGAAGCTTGTTATAGCCCTCCGCGTACTCGACTGACGTTCGCTGCACCCATTGATCGGCGGTCGGTGGAGTCGCAACGGGGCGACCAGTGATCGCGTTGAGATTGTAGTCGTATTCGCCGAACGCAAATTGACCGAGCGCGCCAAAACTAAGCATGGTTCACTCGCTTGGTGTCGTCGCGGCGGCGCATTGTTTCACTCGCTTGGTGAAGACCTCTGTGGATGCCTAACGATGGCAAACGCCAGCACGGCTGCGATCAATGATCGCAGCATGGTCAGTTCTCCGGTGGTGGTGAAGCGAAAGAACGCGGCCGTCGGCTATTTAAGCGTCGCGCGCAAGGTCGCGATTTTGGCATCAATGACCTTGAGGCGATCCATGCCGCCGGCGACGCCTAACGTCGCCTCGCGGATGGTGCGATGCTGGCCGGCCTCAAGAGTGGCGATTTTCACCAACGTCTCGCGGTTGGCGGCTTGCTCCAAAACTTCGGCCGGCGCGTTGGCCGACCATCCGGCCGGCAACGGTCCTAGCGCGGCAATTGTCGTTTCGACGCCGGCGACCCATCCAACGGCGTCGCGATGATCTTCGACAAGCAGCCATGCGCCATCGGAAAATATCGCCGCCTTCCCTTTGGCGGCCTTGGGCGGCGCGATGAATGTTGCGTGCGCCGGACATAGAAACTTGGTCACGTCGCTATCCGGCAAATTCTCGCGCAACGGCGCGATGCGGGCCGGCGCGCTTTCCGAAAATTCGCCGGTTGCCGGCGCGTAATGATAGATCAGCATCGGGTTATCCCATCTTCATGCAATACATGACATTGATGTTGATTGGGCGAGTTTCATTGCCGCCTGTGTTGTCACTATTAGCTGTGTTGCTCGACCCAAAAGTACCAAAAGACCCACCGCCGCTGCCCAAAGTATTATTATCGTAGTGTGATGCGTGTAAGTGTGACCTAAATCCATCGGCCTGATTGGTGCCTGGATAATCGCCCGTTTGACTATCACCGACGCGAGCAGTGCGCGAAGCGCGATCGGGATCGTTCGATGAGCCGTGCGCCCAACCGCGAAGAAACTTGCCGCGCAGGTCCGGCAATTTCAGGTCGGCGCCAGATTGCATCCACGAATAGCGCGCGGCAACGATCGGATAAGTCGCCACGCCGCCGGTGATGGTCGAGCCGTCAAATTCGACACAACCGGCGGCCGGCGACGCATCAAACGATGCAAAAACGTCGCCGATGACGCGACCGGTGGTTAGGTTTGTGAGTTGCGAGCCGTCAACGGCGGGCAGTTTTGCCGAGCCGTCGAGCTGCACGACATCGTTAAGTGCGGTGCCAACGTTAAGCGGCGCCGCCGTTCCGAGGCCAAGAAGCGTCCTCATCGCCGCATAGTTCGCAGCGGTGATCAGGCTCAGACCATTCGCAGTGATGCCGACGATTGCCTGAATTTCGGCGAGTGTTATCGCGCCCTGAACCTTCAGCCAATTGGCCGCATAGGTCGAGGTCGATGCGTTATTGACAACGGCGTAGACATCGTCACCGACCGCAAACGGAATACCGTTGACGGTGCCAGGGACTGAGATCTTGTAGAACCATCCAAGCTGTGCAGCGCCGGCGCCGGGAAAGGTGCCAGCGGAAGCATCCCATGCGCCCTTGAACACCAGCGCACCAGACAGAATGCCAGCGATGACGGCGACGGCAGCGTCGACATAGGCGGTGTTAGCAATCTTGGTCGATGCGTCACTGGCGGAGACGTTTGGAGTGGTCGGCGCTCCGCTCAGGGGCGGAGACACCAGATTAGCCTTTAGGTTTAGCGCGACCTGCTGCGCTGTAGAGACCGGCTTGTTCGCGTCCGACGTATTGCTGACGAGGTCGAGCGCCAGCAGAACCTTCATCGCCGCATAATTGGCGGCGGCGACTAGAGAGCGTCCGTTCGCGCTGGCGTCGGCGATGTCGGCGAGCGCAAGCAACACGTCGCCATTACGGCCGGCGACGGAGGTCACGAGCGAATCCGTGTTCGCCGTTATGAAGATTTGGGCGGTGCCGGACAGGACGATCGGGTTGCCGTCGTTCGTGCTGGCCTTGACGACCCGGGTGATCGTCTTTGCGGTCGCGTCGTAGATTCCTTCGCCCATCTCGCTATTGGCACCGTCGGCGATGCCATAGGCGAGGAGATCACCATCTTGCGCGCCGGCGTCGTCGAAATCGTTAAACCCCGGTACTGCAAATCCAAGCGCAAGCGGACTGACCGTCCCAACGCTGGGCGTCGTCATCCGCGCGATGTCAAGTAGCTTGGCCATGGCGACCCCGAAATTAGTAAGTGATGGTGCCGAGAACGGCCATGTAGCCGTTGTTGGGCATGACCGTGTCGCTCATGACGAGATCGAACGATTCAACGCCGACCGTATTGAGGATCGCATCGCTCACCCACACGGCAAAAATCATCTGTGCCGGTTGCCCGACACCATTGATGGCATGAGCCGGCGCGGCCTTGTTGAACAGCATCGCGGTGACATTTGCGGCGATCGCGCCGGTGTCGCCAGTGCCTTCAAGATCATTGACCGTGAAACTGATCGGCTGTGGGATCGGCGCGAAGACGAAAAAATCCTTGATCGCGACCGGGCGCTTGGTTTGCAGATAGGCCAGCACATTGGCGACGTCGTCGTCTTCGGGGAAGCCCGCGCCGTGACCGTTGCCGTTGGTATCAATCGTAAGCGGTCCGGCTCGCAGGTCGTCCATCATGAACCGCACGGTAATGGTGCCGATCCCCATCTCGTTTGGCGAACACCAGGCGCGGGTGACGCCGGGAACGGCAAGCGCCCATTGCACATAATCGTCGGCATCGCCGCCCATCGGCGGCTGGCGAATGCGGTCGAGCACCCGCACGCGTGTTTCATCCGGGGTTTCTTCGTCGATCCCGTCATTGAACGAGATAACCGTCGCGCTCGCGCCGTCGACGCCGGAAATTCCCTTGGAGAAATTAAGCGCAGACCCAACGACGATCCCGGTCGCGCCCGCCACCAGCGCCACGAAGGGGATCGGCGTGGCCGAACTGCCGACCGTGGCTTCTTGCGTCGTCTGTAACAGAATGGCGCCGTCTGACCCGGTAAAGGTCAATTGTGATCCATTCGGCACGAGAGTCCCCTCGGTGCCCGTCACCGTCAGAACGCCGTTGCCGAAGGTCGCCGCCTTGATCCCCCCTACCCAAATATTGGCGAATCGGATGAGCCATGCGCCCACGGCCGTATCCGGCATGAGCTGGAGCGCCAGCCAATTGAGATATTGCAGAACCGAAAACCCGACCGCCGAAGTCACATCCGCGATCACGCGGAGAATAGAATTCGCGATCATCGGCACCGAACGCAATTGTGCCGTCACATAGGAACGCGCGAGAGCGCGAAGGCTCTCCAGCGTGGGAGACTGCCAAGCCATGCGTCAGCTCCCGGGAAACAATTCTTGCCATGCGGGCTGATATTCTAGATCGATAGTGGTCTTGGGCCCGCGATAGATGCGAATGCGCGCGGAGATGCGTTGAATGTTGTCTTGAGTCACCGTCACCGTGAATTGCGAAAAGATTTTAGCGGTGACGAAAGGCTGCAAAGCCTGCCGGATATAATTCTGCACGCGCGCGACGGTCGCGCCTTCGCGCGCGTTCGCATCGGTGATCTTGGCGCGTTCCAGCAGCCAAAGCTTCGAACCGATTGGCCAGCCGTTCCAGATCACGTCGGCCTGATAATCGCCCCACCAGCCGCGGCGATCCGTGCTGCGCGGATCGGGCAGAACATCACTCGGCGCGGCCAAGGCGTCCGTGTTGAGTGCGACCATGATCGCGGTCGCGAGTTCCTGCGTCTCGTCCAGCAATCCCGTGACCGGCGATTGCAGCCAATCGAGCGTGACCACGTCCGGCGATGAGATCGGCACCAGGCGAATGTCAGGCATGATTATCCACTGATTGGAGGATCAGCCGCGCCCGGCACCCACGGCGGGTCGCTAAGGTTGCTGGGGGATTTTACATTGATCGCGATCAGAGCCTTGATGTAGGCGCTCGCTACCGCATACAGGATCGCAGAATTTCCTTTGAGCAGCGCATTGCCGCCAGAGATTATTTTGGCATCGCCGCTTGAGTTCACCGTGAATGTCTTGGCGTTGATAACTACAGCGCCGTTCGGATGATTGAGCGTGAAGCCGTTTTTATCGAACGAATATGTCGCCGTTGTCGTGCGGCCCTTTTGCGCAATCTGCCCTAATTTCTGGCCTCCCTGTCCCGAAGGCTGACTGTCTTGCGGCAACGTGTCGTCTGACATGATCTGTCCGACGATCTTTTTGCTGTTCGGCGCCGAGACATAGACGCCATCGCGCGCGATGTGGACCTGATGACCCTGGTCATCGTGCAGGGCGACCTCGCCGTTCGCCAGCTTGTAGAGCCGAAACCGCCGATCGGCAGTCGTAACCGCTATGCCGTGCGAACGGTTGCCGCCGAGATATGACAGAAACGATTCCGCCGCCTGGCGCAGCGCACCCATGCCGGTCGGTTTTTGCACAACTGACGTAAAGCCGTATTCATGGACATGCTCAAACGTGTCCATCTGCTCGTCGAAGAAGCCGCGCAACCCGTGCTGCTGGATGAATTGCGTGTCGTCAGGATTCTCGACCGTCGTGCGCGACAGGCCGTTGCCGTGCCGGTTGGCGCTGTCACGCGAGCTGGAATGTTTCATATGTCGGCGCCATCGGATTGCGCACCGGGCGCGGAGGGTGACGGTCCGTCGGCGCCAAGCGCCTCGCCCGATGTCCCGCCCATGCCGTCCTGGCGAGCGAGCAGCACGTCGGTCGTGGTACCGTCCTCGTTGCTTTGCTTGTGAATGACCCCTTTGATCAGAAACTGCATGGAATCTTCCGGCAACAGCATTGGCGAATTGACGGTCACGAGTTTGCCGACCTGATCCCACCAAAGACCGCCATTATCGAGCATCCAGCCTTGCACGGTGATGTCGCCGTCGACGGTATCGTAGGCGATGAAATCCGCCTCGTGATTGACCGCCATCTGCATGTCTTGCGAATCGCCGGGATGCCAGGCCGGCAATTTCATGCTGCGATTGAGCTTGTTGCCGTAGAACGGCGGCAGCGTCGTGCTCGCCGATGAACTCCTCGACGCGTCACCCGATGCAGCGTTCGGTTGCTGCCCGACATAACTCAATTGTTCGGCATATTCGTTATTCTTCAGGATCAGCCGCGCCCGCAGGATATTGCCGCCTTCCTGCAACACCGCGTTAGCGCTGCCTTGCGGGCCGCGCATCGCATTCATCGTGCCTTTGCCGTCGTCGAGCATGTGAACGTTGCGCATCCGGCACAATCGTTCGATGAATTCAAATCGGCTTTCGCCGACTTGCTCGTTGACGCGGGCAAATATCTTGTCGGCGCCGGATGCGCCGATCACGTTGAAGCCAACGCCGACCTTGCCGAACACGGCAGAGCCGATTTGCTGCAACGTGTAATTCTTGTATTGCCCGGGATTGGCGTCGACGGTCGAGGGGATTACATCATGCGATTTCGACGCGATCCCGATCTGCACCGCATGGGATTGTTTATCGTAAGCGCTTTGCCGCAGATAAACGATGCCTTCGATGACGCTCTGCCCGGCCAGCGAGACCGAGGCCTGATCGCCGGGCTTTAATTTCAGCGCCGTCCATAATGCCGAAGGCGTGCTGATCTCGGCGACGGTCAACAGCGCGTGAGCAATAGGGTCTCCCCATTCGCGATGGACTTCTAACGATTGCCAGATGTCATAGCTTTGACCGCCCGCGATAACGAGCGCGATCTCTGCTGGATTTGGCATTGCTGATCACGCCGATAGAGCTTCGCCGGTTGTCGGCATGAAGAGCGGATGGATCACAGAATTCTCAAGAATCAATTCGTCGTTGCGCGACGGGTCCTGATAAAGCCGCTGCGCGATCCACAAAGACGGCATGCGCACCGGGTAACTGTAGATCGTGATCTGCGGCAGCGGGAACGCGCGCGTGGACAGATCGTTGCACACCTCACCTTGCATCGTGATCAGCGCCGCATACGAGACGCCATCCATATTGTCAGCCGCGATCAAAATCGCGGCGTCGAACGATGCGTTGATCTGATCGAAATAATTGTCGATCTGCTGGCGACTGGTGAAGGTAGCACCAGCGAGAATTTGCACCTCTTCGGCAAGTGCTAGACGGATCGCGAAATTCTTGACCGCGATCGCCGGCAAGCCGATCGGCGTCTTCGCCACGGCAACCAAGCGCACGGCTTCCATGGTCGTGAATGTCGCGCCGGCAGTCCTGGCCGCCTCGAAACAGTTGGAGAGATCGCTCCAGAATTGGCCGCCACCGGCCGCGAGCTCTTGCGCGCCGTTCGCACTCAATTCCCCGCACGCATAGACCATCTGCGCACCAGCAAGGCCTGTCGGTCCCTGAATGGTCGCCAGCAACGCCGTGATAATCTGCGCCGTCGCCGCGATAGCTTCTTTCAGGTCCTTTTGCGTCATGCGTGCCCGATGCCGCCAGGGCCCAACTGAGTGATATCGGATGAGCCCTGAAAGCTCGTGATCGCGGATTGAGCCGCGGCATTCGATGCGCTCTGCGTATCGGCGCCGATCGAGCTCGACGGCGCAACACCGGCTTCAACGAAGCTGATTTCGAATTCCGCCATGCCGCCGCGTTCGACGCGCTCGATCACATTGTAGGTGTCGACGACGACGATATCCTCGCCCATGAGAGGGTGAACCAACACGCCAGGCGCGCCGGTGTCTTCGTCGGCCTCGAGCGCGGCATCCAGCGCATCTCGGTTGCCCTGATAATCTGGATTGAGTTCGGGTGAATAAAGCACGTAGGCGGAAATCGTGAATTTGCGCGCGCGACGGCCCATCAATTCCGTGTAGGGAGTATTTTTCTTTGGAAACTCGTGAACGACGTTGCGCTGTCCTGACGATTTGGAATCGACGTTCACATAAAACGGAATGCCGTTATAGGACGCCGGCTGCAAATTGAGACGCCAAAGCGGAATAGCCATCACGCTTCCTCACTGGCGAGTGCCATCGGACTCCCGCGGTTCAATTTCACGTCCTTGAACATGCCGCCGTAAGCCATCTTGGTCCGCGCGCCTTTCGGGAAGCCGTTGAGATCGATTTTCAACGAAGCATCCCCGACAACCTTTTGCGAACCACCAATCAGCCCGGCGCGCTGCGCGTGCTGCAATAAATCTCTATGCGGATGACCGAAATGACGGCGCAACGCTTCGCCGTGTGCAGCGGCGGCCTCGTTCGCATGGTAGAATTGATACCGACTCGTGGAGTTTCTAGCGACCGCTCGGCCCTGGTTGCCGCCTAGCAGCGAAAATCGCCCGGACGCCGCATCACCGCTGTCAACAAGTCCAACATGACTGCCTTTTGACCCCGTGCGCGCACCTCTACGCACGGCGATATCGCCGACGAGCGCATCGGCCGGGGAAACCTCATGGCCGTACTTGCGCCAGTTTGAAGCGATTGCAGCGCCGGCCGGAACCGTACCGCCAGCGGCTCGGACAACCGATGCCGCAAACTTGCCGCACCACGCACCCGATTGCGGATAACCCTGACTCTTCATGAACTCTTGCACGTCACGGCTATTGCCGCCGCCGTGAAACAGCGCAGCTGCGCGCGACAACACACTGACAGGGATTTGCTTACCCTCGGCGACGCTATGGCCCATCCCACCATCGCCGGTCGTGCCCTCGGCCTTGCGCACAGCGCCGGACAGGCGAGGATCCATGTTGTTGACGATATCGCCGCGGCCGATGCCAAGCTCTTTACCGACCGTGCCCTTCCAATCCGCGCTTCCCTGCGCGTACTTGTTGCCGAACTGATCGAGCGTCAGGCCCTTATATTGCGGCGACTGCAAAAGCGCCGAGTGCGCCGCATCGCCGGTCGCCTGATCGGGGAAGATCGCGAAGCCTCGCGCGTCGGCGCCAGTGGCACCGTGCGCCTTCGCAAACGCACCGAATTTCATATTGCCGCGGTTGTTATTTCGATTGCCGCGCGACCCGCCGGCGAGGTCGCCCATCGGGCCATCGCCAAGTGCGCCGCGGATATGCGCAGCTGAACCGCGTATGGCATCGCCGCCTCCTGGATTGTATGAGGCTTTGACGACCGGCAGACCGCCATCGCCGCCGCCGGGCTGATAATTCTGCAATTGGAAAAACTGCATCAAACCGTCGAAGGTTCCTTTCTTGGTTCCTTCCTCGGTCGCCTTCTTGTCCTGATCGCGGCCAAAGAGCTTTTGAATGCCATCCATCGTAATCGGCTGCGATTTACCGCCGGCCGGAAAGTCGCTGGTCGTTGCCTTCTTGTCCTGATCGCGGCCAAAGAGCCTGTCGATCAGCTTCTTGCCGCGATCGGGATCGTGCAAATATTTGCCGGCGTCATCGAGCAGGCTACCTTTTTCCGGTGTCAAATCGATCTTGAGATTACCTTCCTTGAGATGGTGAATGATCTCTTCGAGTTTGAGAATCCCCTTGCCGGCGAGTTCAACGGCTTCGCTCAGCCCTTTGATCGTCTTGGTCAGACCGGGTGCAAATTCAACGCTGAGATCGGTCTTGAGGCCTTCAATCGCCTCGTGCAGATCAAGAAAGGCTTCCTTGGCTTTGAGCCCTTTCCCGATATCGAGTGGATGAGCTTTGACGAAGGCCTCGGCCGCACGTTCGGCCTTGGCTAGTTCCTCGCGTGACGCATTGGCCAGGTCCTCCGGCAATCCGAGCAGGGCCAGCAGCTTGCGCCGCTGATCCATGTCGTGAATTTTCGGTAAAAAGTCGAAAACCCTGTGGATCTGATCGGTGCGCGAAAGCCCGCGCAGGCTGGCACCGAGCCCTTCGAACGAGCCGCGCAGTGCCTTCCATTTCTCGACCGCGGCCGGAACGCGCCTTGTATTTTCGTCCATGAACTGGCCGAAATTCGCCAGCCCAGATGCCATGGTATCCGACGAAACGCCGACGCGCTCGCCCATCTCTTCAAAGGTGCGCAGCTCGTCGGTTGTGAGTTTCGTGCGGCGCGAAAGGAATGTGAGCGATTGCGAGGAGTCGCCCAAGCTCTTTAAGGTCGTGACAAGTCCCGTGATCGCCCCGCCCACGGACAACGCCGTGATGCCGACCGCGGCAAGCGCCGGCGTGAAGGCGGTGGTTGCCCCGCGCACTTTCTCGACGGCGTCGTGCAGTTCCTTGTTGGCCTTGGCTTGTTCCTTGGCCTGCGCCGTTCCGGTCGCGTGCGTGCCCTTGATGTTGGACTGCAACGCGCGAAACGCCTTGTTCATCTCGCGCAAGGGGCCAGAATATTTGTCGACGACCTCCGCAACCAGTTTCATTGTATCGTCGGCCACGGCAGAATCCTTATTCTTGCGGACGCATCGCCTTCAACCGCTCGCCGGTAATCCGACAAAGCTCGTCGATTTCGTGCGCCGGCCGTTCCAGAAACGTGAATGGATCGACGTGGTAAATCAGTGCGAGATCAATCGCAGACGTGATTAGCCCGTTGACATCATCGGCATGAAAAAAGGGGAGAGCGCCCAAGCGATGCCGATCAATTCCCTTGCTTCGATTGTCTCAAAGACCGCAGCGGGCGTCTCGGACAACAGCGCCGCCATCGCAGCCGTCTTGCCCATGTCAAATTCAACACGGATCGGATCGACGAACGGATACATCTCGACCGGATTGCCGACCCTGATGATGTCGGCGGCAATTGGCTTGCGGAATTTCAATTTCTCGATCACGGCATTGCCGGCATTCACCGGCACGGCAAATTCGTATTCGTCCGCCTCGTTGAGCGCCAAGGCAGTCGGAATGAACCAATTGGTGATGACCCACGCCAGTTGCACGAGATCGTCGAGATCTACCTTTTCCAGCGACTTGGATGGAACGTTCGACAATCGCGCCGACATCGTCACCACTTTGGGCATCCGATGCTCAATCTTCGGCGGGTCCTCGTAAGGATAAAACACAACAGGATTGCCAGCATTGATCAGATCGTTTCCGGTCGGCGGCCGGAACGTCAATTCGGATACTTCCTTGCCCATCGCCATAATGGGCTTTGACAATTTGAAGGTCGGCTTGATCTCGACCGCCGCCGGAGTCGCGGCGGCCGGGATTTCGGCAGACCCCGTCTTTTCGTTCGACGCTACATCATCGACCATTGAATCATTCTCCAGAGATTACGCTTTAGACGGACTGTTCGATCAGCCCGGCATTTCGGTGCAGCTAAAGCCTTCGAGCGTGAGTTCGATCTTGCCGTCATGCGCGTCGATCACGAAGGCCGATGTCGTCCAGGCCTTGGTCAGCACATAGGTCACGTTATTGGCGAGCGTGACCTGTGCGGTTGAATCAGTGATCGCTTCCAGATCGGTCAGCGACAATTCATTGCCGATGCTGATATCGCCCTTGATCGAGGGCACAATATTTTCCTCGATGTAGCCGTGTACGCCGTCCAGCCCGGGGACACCCGTGCGTTTCACGGTCGACGGCGTCACCTGAAAATTGCCGCGCGCTTCGTACAACACGCCGTCAATCGTAAAACTGAGCACGCCACCAAGCCTATTGGGGGTCGCCATGAGATTTCTCCGTTAGCCTGATTGTGAAAAAAACGAGTGGCTATGCTGTGGGCCTTAAGCCCGATCAGGCCGCTGTCTGCGTCGGATACATCAGACGGAATTGCGCCAGCACGTCGAACTGTCTCAGTTGACCGGCGAGTTGTGGCGGCCACAGGACTTGCAGCTTGTTCGGGTTGGTCGGATCGATCTGCACGATCAGATTGGCGATGAAGTCGGCCAGATCGGCAACCAGCCCGTTGAATTCGTCCTGCTTGAACAACGAGACGAGTTCGCCCTTGATGATGGTCGGCGTGACCGCCGCTTGCCCGGGACTCAATTTCGTCCCATCCGGCACCAGCTTGACGCGCGGATATTTCGAGGTGATCGCGGATCGCATTTCGGTCAGCAGATAACCGAGCGTAGACAGGACGGTGAGCAATCCGAACGCGGTATCGCTCTGTCCATACGCATTGTATTGATATTCAGTCGTCTCCCGCGCGATCGCCATATTGCCGGAGGGATTGACGTTTTGAACGGCGAGACCGCTGTTGGTCAGCGCGTTTCTCTGCGCCGGAATAAATCGATTTTGCGGCGGCGCCGGCAAAATCCCCAGCATCTCCAAGGTCTGCAACGGACGCGCCGGATCGTCGGTGAAGCCGAGCGCGGCGCAAGCACAGTAGGACGCTGCGACCTCCCACACTGGCGATGGCACCTGCAATTCGATCACCATCGTCGAGATGACCGGCGCATTCTGCGCAAGGCCCCACGTCAATGCGTCCGCGTAATCGTTGCGATAGGCATTGATGCAGAAGCCGTATTGCTGGCGCGTGTAATTCCAGCGTCCGCTGGATGCAAAGCCAAATTCCGTAGCCCATGCCGCCGCCGTTCCGGTGTCGGAATAGGGGAAGCCGACGTACCAGAATCTCTGCGTCTGGATGGCGGAGATCGCGTTGGTGAAATTAGGCTCACCCGTGCCGCCAGCCATCGGCACAACCGAGACCGCGACGCCAGCCGGGAACGCCTGGCCGCCATTGAGGCCAAGATAATTCCAGACGATCTGGATATCGTTGCCGGTCAGACCCTTCCATTGACAGGTCAGATCGACGTTCTCGCCGGTGGTGCCGGCGGTCGTTGCCGTCACCGGCAGTGAGGTGATGGCGTTGATGGCTGCAGCAAGATTGGTCGCCATGGTGGTCGCTGTATCGGTCGATGCGACCGCGACCTGAACGAGCTGGCCGGCGATATAGACCGATAGCAGGCCCGAAGCCGTCGGTGCGCTGGTGAATTTGATGAGGCCAGTGGCCGCGGTGCCCGTGCCATCGGCGACCGGCAGACACCAGAGCTGTTGCGTGGTGTTCGAATTAAACCATGCGACGACCATCTGATAGAGCATCGAGCCGACGCCGAACATGACGCCGGCGAGCGCGACGGAGCCGCATGGGACGGCGACGTTGGGCGTTGCCGAGCCGGCATTGCCGCCCGTCGTGAACATCTGACCGACAAGAAGCGCGGGCTCCGCTTCGGTCAGATTTCCAGCTTCGCTCCCGTCAACGGTTGCGAAAAAAAGCGGCAGATTCCAATTCTCGGGAATCCCGGTGCTGATGCCAGGCATGTGATCGTTCTCCAAGGTCTAGCGCCATAGGCGCGCGGAAAATTCTGCGGCCTAAAGAGCCGCGCGAAACGCTTTGACTGGTTGGGTTTAGTTGTCGCCGGCGCCGGTATAGTGCGCGGGCGGCTTGGTCGGGTCGTATGCCGGCAGATCGGATTCCACGGCGGCATTGGCAATGGTCGTGAGTGCGCCGTCACTCAACATGCGCGCGGTAAATCCGTCGTTCTCCCAGGAAGAACCGCCAGACTTCAATGCTCCGTCGGTCGGGTGAACGATGTTGAATGCGCTTTGCTTGGTCGCATAGACGGTGATCTTAGCCATGACGGATCAGCTCCCTAATTCGATTTTGGCGGAGAAGTTGTCGGGGTTTGGAGTGTTGGTATCGCCAGCCCCTTGATTGGGCGGCTGCGCCGTTACATCGATTTCCAGAAGCTCGTTCGGCGCATATGGCGGGAAGTAGCAGCGATAGCGGAACGTCATTTCGAGTCTCAGCTCGAGGTAATAAGCCTCGCCGTTTTTCTGAACCTGATGGCTGCGCCTGATGCGCGGAACGGATTCGATGATCGGCTGTTTCGATTCCGTATCGAGCAGCCCAAGAAACGTCGGATCGCGCAGCAACAGATCGAGAATGTGCGAGCCGGTCTTGTCGATCGAGCCTTCGAGCACGTCTTCCTTGCTCGCGGTATCAAGCACGGAAATGCCGATCACGACATCCGAGATGTAGCGCGGCGTGGCGACATTCTCGTCGCCGTCTGGCCCCATGTCCTCCGAGACGAAAAACACGCCGAGCCCTGGCACCTGGTCGGGCTGCAACGGCGTCATCGGAATCTTGCGGGTGGATTTGAAATCGAATTTCTTGACGATGCGGTCATAGGCCGCGTCGCGGATTTGCAGCGTCAGGCTTGTCATTCGTCATCGTCCCGGTCGCGGCGCTTCACAATGCCGGGTTTCGTGATGCGCTTGAGCACGAGCGTCGCGCCGCCCTGCCCGTCCGGCCGTACATCGTCGACGATCAGATCGATATTGCTGCCCGGGTCGAAATCTCCCTGCCAATAAGTCAGCGGCAGATATTGAACGGACGCCGTGATCCAATCACCTTGTTTGGGCGCGACAGTAAAATCAGAAAGGCGAATGCCGAATTTCAAAGTCCGGTTCGACATCACCTCGCCGTCATCAAGCGGGATATCGATATCGGTAATCGTCCAGATGCCGTTCGCCGAATAGGGCTTGGCATTAGGCTGCGATTTAAGCGGCGTCACCAATGCGGGCCAGCCAAACACCGCGACACAGGGACCAAGCACGAGTGCTGAAAAGTCTGTGCCCATCACATTCTCTTCAGGATTGACGGAGATACGTATTCGTCGAAGGCACGAACGATCTCGATCGCCGTATCCTCGTTCCAGGCCAAACGTTGCCAAATCGGCGCCCCCGGTATCTGTTCTCCGGGGTCTATGCCGCAGCGTTTGAAATACGAACTGCAATGTGTGGTGCCGAGAGAATCCGTCACCGGCTTGAGCATCAGGACAGCCGCGTCCATCGCCAGCGCCAGCCACATGGGTCCGTTGGATATCCCTATATTGACGAAAGCTTGCGCATAAAGTTTGGCGCGTGCGGCGATGTTGCGCGCGGCCTGCGGAGCGGTCTCAAAGCCTTCGATTTGATCTGCTGCAAATCGCGTATCGCGGATAAAGATTATTCGATACCCGCGGTCGCTGATCGTTTTAGCGGCCTTAATCCATTCAATGAGATTGCTGTTGCGTTCTGGCCAGTGCTCACATTCGCGAAGAGTGATAGTGACCAGTTTGTCGTCAGTCTTGACGCTACCGGGCGCTCGCAGCGGCCTCACCCCTAATTTACTCGCCGACACCTGTCTCGCGAGACCGTATTTTGAGATCCCAAACCCCACTGCGTCTAAATCTTGCCGCCGATACCCTTG